TCGCACTTCAAGCAGCGGTACACGCTGGCCGCAGCCGGATCGTTCTCAAGATCCTGCTGGATTTCGCTCTTGCGGGTGGTTGTTTTCATGTCCTTATCTCTCTCTGTATCCAGTATAGCTGTTTAGTGGGTTGAGTCAAGGACTGTTTTGTGAAAAATGCACGTAGTACGAAAGTACTACGAGACCGCCGCTTGGTTTCGTGCCGAAACCATGCTACGCTCTACCCGTGAGCACGACTCAGGGCAAGGGAGGGCGCCCGGCTAAGCCGACGCACTGCCCGGCATGCGCAAAGCTGTGCGATAGCCGGGGTGAAGCGATGGACCACCCGAGGACTCAGGAGTGCTTGCGCAAGCGCGTGCAAACAAAGGAGAAGTAACCCATGGCTATTGCAATCGAGGGCGGTCAGGAGACCGTGCTCGCAATTCCAAGCGTGTCCGTCCCCGCGATGTTTGACACTTTCCACCCGGAACTTCCCGCGCACAACTGGCAGGATTCCGCCGCTACCGGAAAGGGTGTCATGTACTACTGCCAGAAAGTGGACATGCTGCCCGCCGGTGTCGAAGTGCTGACCCAGCTCCCCACTTTCGCAGTCTCCGCTGTCAACGCGGCCAAGGCGAACTGGCCCGCAGGAATCGCTCAGGTTGGGAACCAGGTGTTCCCGACTGACGCAACCGGCACCGCCATCCCCGGTTCGCAGCCGATGAACATCCTGCCGACTCCGCTGCGCCAGTTGCGCGCGGATGAGTCGATTCAGATTATGGACGCCGCGATGGTTCCCGAAGTGGTCACTTCCGCTGCGGCAGCCGATCCGGTCGTCGGTCCGGGCGGCCCGACACAGGCTCAGTGGCAGACCATTCTGGACGCTGCCAATAAGGTGCTTGGAGGGTAACGTGGCAGACAACATCTCCCGCGTTTTTCTCTTCACGTTCTGCCTCGTGCTGGCCACCACGGCGTGCGTGAAGACGGCCACCAGCACGGCTCCAGCCGATCCGCCCCAGGTCACCGTGCTGAAGTACGTTCAGCTCGGGGCCACTGCCGACAACACCGCCGCCCACGTGCTGGTGACGCTGTGCGCGGCGCAGTCGGGCCAAACCGTGCCCACGCTGGACGCCTCTGACTGTTCGGCCTACGCCGGGTATCTGAAGGTGTTTCCGCCCGTATTCGATGCCATCGCCACGGAGGCTGCCTCTTCCGATCCGTGGGCGACGATGCGCGTGAAAATTGCCGAGCTCGCCGCGAAAGCTGCGGTGAGCGCGACGATAACCAACCCGACCGTGAAGGCCCAGGTGGACGGGCTCACGGCCATCGTCAACCAGATTCTGGGGGTGAAGTAATGGCCACTCCGATCATCACCCTGGGTTTGAGCCTCGCAACCGAACTGATTCCCGAGGTCGTCAATCTCTACAAGGCCATCGCCGCGCTGCGTCAGAAGGGCGTTGCCGCGGCGGACGTCACGGCGCTGGTACAATCGCTCGAAACGAACGTGGCCGCGTTGGACGCCGATACGCTGGCAACGCTGGCGCAGATTCCCGTTGCCGCACCGAAGACGGGAGGCTGAATGAACATCACGCTTCCGCCTAACTGGAAAACCAGCGTGGCCGGGCTCATCGCTTCGCTGGGCTCGGCTGCCCTGGCTTTCATCCAATTCGCTGCCGTGCCACCCTACAACGTCCATTTCCCGCCGGTGGTGCTGGCGCTGGCGGCCTTCGCCGCGATTGGCGGCCTGGCTGGGCTTGGGCTGGCGGCGAAGGATCACAATGTGACCGGCGGCACGACGGTGCAGCCAGGTATCCCGGTGGCGGCCGTCTCCGCAAGCGTTCCAGCTACGCCGCAATTACCTGTTGCGACCGGTGGCACGAGCGCGCCTCCGGTGCCTACCGTACACTGGTAGGGTTCCCGGCCTCGTCACAAGCGGGGCCGGGCAGAGCCTTTTTTGGTGAACGAAGATGATAGCTGGCAAAGCTGATCGAGACGAGGCAAAGAGGGCTCAATCGCTTCTCGCAAAACACAGAGCCAAAACGGCCTTCCGGGAAGGGGGCTGGACTAAGCGTAAATCTGCTCGGCCTATTCAGGTGCTGCAACTTAGCAGAGGCGTTCTTACCCTGTCGAGTCCCCAGGCCGTTGGGGACATGATCCAACGTCGGATCGTGAAAAGGGAAGAATTCGAGGCCCTGCAGGGCGAGCCGGTGGTCCACGTGAAAAACGGCAAGCCCCTTACCGCCCAAGGGGCCAAACTGCTCGGTGTCCCATGGCCGCCAACCGAATAAACCGCTTCATACCGTTCCTGCTCGGCGTGCTCGCAAATGGGCAGAGCCTGTTTTACCCCATCACTCCCTGCCGTGTGGCCGATACCCGCTTTGCCTCCTACGGACCGCTGGGGCCGCCCGCTCTCACAGCCGGGCAGTCGCGGGCCTTCCCCATACCGTCAGGCGCTTGTGGCGTCCCGGCTGGCGCTCTGGCCTACTTCCTCAACGTGACCGTGGTTCCCCGCGGGCCCCTGGGATACATCACGGCGTATCCTACCGGACAGCCCGTCCCGCTGGTGGCCACCTTGAATGACGACGCGGGAGAGATCCGCGGCAACGCGGCTATCGTGGCCGCGGGAACCGGCGGGGCCATCAGCATCTACACCACGGACGCCACGGATGTGGTGATCGATCTGTACGGATGGTTCATGGCGGCTCCGCCTCCCGTGCAAATCGACCTGTACTCGGGTGACGGGACAACCTCGATCTTTGCGCTGACACGGCCTCCGTCAGCGGGTTCGATTCCGGTCGTGCACCGGAACGGCCTGTTGCAGGATGATCACCAGCAAGGTACGGTGCTTGCCGATTACACCATGACAGGCAACGCCATTGTATTCTCCGTCGCGCCAGGGGCTGGCGACAAGATCAGGATCGTATACCGGTAGTTCCAAAATTTCCACCACAAGTCTATTGCAATCGCCATACGCGTATGTTATCGTGCGTCTATGGCAGAGACAGACAAAGCGAAAGGGCGACTGACCACCGTCAGGCTTCGCCCGGACGTGCAGAAGGCACTGGACGCCGAATGCCTCAAGCTGGGTTGCAGCATTCGGAATCTCATCGATCACGCGCTCCGAGATCGGCTGAAGCTGCCCCCGAGGAAGCTGTGAGATGATCGAGATCAGCGAGTGGTCCGACGCATTCTCCGCAGGCGTCCTGGCCGCCCTCGGCGTGGTCTACGACGCCGGCGAGGACTCGCTCGCAGAGGAAATAGTCTACGCATGCGGAGCCCGCGAAACACTGCGGGTCGCAAAAGCCCAGGGGGACCCCTACCTGCCAAGCATCAAGCGTACGGTAAAGGAACTGAGTCGCCGGAAGTGGATGGAGCGCGACGGGGTGATTTACGCGAGATGAAGATCACCATCAAGCCCAGCGGCGTAGAGGTCACGGTGCTGGAGAGTGGCGCGGTCCAGATCGACGGGAGCATGGAGGCAGTGCAGTGTTTCGCTGGAGACATCCTGGAAATGATCGAACGCGCGATCTGCGACGAATGCGGGCAGCCCAGCGACGATCTGAAGCAATGCGCGCACTGCCCGGCGATGATTTGTCCGACGTGCCGGAAGGAACCGCACTGCTGGGAAGAAGCCGGTAACGCGGCGAGTGCCGGGCCGGAGAGACCGTTCTGGTTGTAAATGCGGCTACTACATGATGGAGGGTTGAAAAATGGCTGAAGAAGTGGTATCCGAGACGGCGCTCATCCGTCAGCAACGGGCTAAGGATGACAGCCCTCAGGCAATCGGAAGCGCGATCACCTACGCCCGCCGCTACGCTCTCACGGCTATGGCCGGAGTGGCACCGGAAGACTTGGCTGACGTCGTGGCGGAGGTTCTAGAGAAGTGGTTGGCCGAGCTGCCACCGAGGAAGGTGTGAGATGGGGGCCGATGTGCCGAACCGAAGCGAGAGTATTGCCAATCTAGCGTCGTCCCTTGCCGTCGCCCAAGGGAAAATAGAGAACGCCTCCAAGGACTCTGAAAACCCGTACTTCAAGTCTTCCTATGCCGATCTGGCGTCCGTGCGTGATGCCGTCCGCAAACCATTCGCGGAGCATGGTTTGGCCGTCGTGCAACTGCCCTCTACCGATGGTGCGCTTGTGACGATCATAACGATTCTGCTGCATGAGTCCGGTGAGTGGATCTCGTCGGCACTGTCGATGAAGGCTAAGGACGACAGCCCTCAGGCAATCGGAAGCGCGATCACCTACGCCCGCCGCTACGCTCTCGCGGCCATGGCCGGAGTGGCACCGGAAGACGACGACGGCGAGAAGGCTCAGGCGCACAGCCCGCGTGGATCTCAGGCGGCGGCTGATGCGGTAGCGAATAAGAAGGTAGAGGAATTGAAGAAGGAATTGAAGAAGCCGAAAGCCGACGACAAAGCGACTGAACACCGAGACTACCGAGGGAACCTGATGCCCGAAGAACTCGCTCCATTCTGTCGGGCGATCGACAAGGACATCAGCCAGTTCCAGGGCGTTCTAACCAACTTCCGGCGCAAGTTTCTCGAAATGAAGATCGAACCGGAATTCGAGCGGATCGTGAAGAAGAATGCGGACATGAAGCCGGAGACATCCGATCCGGCCGTGCTCAAGGGCATCATCCTGGACCTCTGGAACGCCATGGAAGAAGCTCGGTCGCTCGGGGTCCAATGAAGTTCCGCGGCACAGTTCGGCAGGGCATCCTTCGTTTGGAGAATCCGTCAGGCTTCAACGAACTACTGGCCACGTTCGAGGGGCGGCCTGTCAGTTTGAACATGAGCGCCGGTCGTGAGGATCGATCACTCCCTCAGAATTCGTGGTACTGGGGAGTGATCGTCAGGATGATCGGCGAGCATTGCGGATACTCTGCCGAAGAGACTCACGACGCACTGAAGCAGATGTTTTTGCGTGATCGCGAGAACGAGCGCGACGGGCTCGTTAGAATCAAATCGAGCACACGCCTGGACACGAGGGAATTCTCGGACTACTGCGAACAGTGCAGGAAATGGGCGGCGGAATTCCTTAACCTGTACATCCCAGACCCGAACGAGGTTCCGATTGACGAGGTGCGCTGAAGCGCCAAAGGAGCAGAAATGCCATCTGAAGATCCAATTTCTTTCATCGACAGACTGAAGGCGGAGATTGCCGAACGCGAGGACAAACTGGCGCGCAATCCGAACTACATCGAATTGCAGGCGCTGAAGCGCTCACTAGAAGCGCTGGAACCTCATCAATCTGGCGGGCGCGCGGCGAAACGCCCGAGTTGCACATGCGGGGCAGCCTTCAGCACGCACCCAGTGAAGACCGTAGATGGAATCGAGAAGAGATTCTGCCCAAGGACCAACTTCACACGCGAATATTCGCCGGCGGTGAAATCATGATTCTACTCTCTGAGGCATTAAAGATTAAGCCAGACGATCAAGGAAAACGCTGGCTTCCAGATGGATCATGGATGGTTGTCGGCGACGGGGTGACGCTCGGCAACGGGGTGACTTGGACGACAACGCCCTGTCAGGTGATGTGCCATCCATACTTGGTTTATCCCCACAGCCTTACCGAGATCGGAGTCGGTTGCGTTATTCATCCTCTGACTTACTGGCTGCGAGAACAAGACCCGGATGAATTGGCGGAATACCCGGAGTGCAGACCGTGGGCGAATTATCGTGCAGCAATTGGGCTGGTCGTGGAGTGGCTCAAGACATACGAACCGGCGGTAAAGCCGTGACGCCTCTCGTGCTGGCCTTTGTGCTGGTGACGCTGGTGGCCTTCGTGCTAAGCGAATCGGAGACGGGAAGAAAAAGTGAGACACCACGCCAAAATCGACGCCAACCAGCCTGAGATTGTCAAGGCACTGCGCTCTGTCGGCTGCTCGGTGCAATCGCTGGCCACGGTCGGGAAGGGTTGCCCGGACCTGCTGGTGGGCTACCGCAGCGTGAACTTACTGATGGAGGTCAAGGACGGATCGCTCGCGCCAGCGCGCCGCAGATTGACGCCTTTGGAGGATTCCTGGCATGCCCTCTGGAAAGGGCGGTGCTACGTCGTGGAGAACGTTGAGCAGGCGCTTGCGGTGGTTAAAACAGGGCTTGAATCGCTGGAAAATCTGAGGTAGACTTTGAAGTGCTGGGACCGGCGCGAGCCGGAATAGAAGACCGGGGCGCGGTGACGTTCTTGCGGGCGTCACTCACCCGGCCATCTCACCGCAAGGAGATGAATTGCCAAACCGCATCCTACGGGAAGGAATCAACAGCAGCCCCCGAATAAACTCCCTCCCTCCCGAAGCTGAAATCCTCTACCGACGACTTCTCAGTGTCGTGGACGACTTTGGCCGGTTCTATGCCAACCTGACGGCTATCCGAGGGGCCTGTTGGCCCACGCACTTGTCAGCACCTTGTGAGCAATCTGTCGGCAAATCGCTGACAATCTGCCGACAAGGTCTAAATCCTCTCATTAGACTTTATGAAGCCAATGGTTTGAGCTATCTGCAAGTTACTGATTTTGGACAGAAAATAAGGTCAAAGAGCAAGTTTCCAGAGCCAGAAAGATGGCTTGACATACAATTGTCAGCAGATTGTCAGCAACCTGCTGACAAAATGTCAGCACTAGGCGAAGGCGAAGGCGATATTCGTATTGCGGAGTCGGAGGCGAAGGCGAAGGCGAAGACGGAACACGCGCCAAAGAACGGCGCGCTCGCTTTCGGAGGCACTGCGCCGAAAACAGACCGGGAACGATGGTTTGCCCAGGAGTTCTGGGTTACTGGAGTCGTCTGGGTGAAGGTAGGGACCGGAGATGCCCGGAAGGCTTGGCTTGGGAAGGTCCACACCAGAGCAGACGCCGAGATACTGATTGCCGCAGCCCGCCGGCAAGGCCCCGGAATCGTCCAACACGCGATGGTGAACGGACATAGCGTTCTCCACCCGGCTACATGGATCAATCAGGAGCGATATCGGGATGACCCAGGGGCCGAAGAATTGATGGCAAAGGCTGGGGCCGTCGCTGTCCGGACTGAAACGAAAACGGAACGAACCAACGCGGCCATCGACCGTGCATTACTCAGGGAGGCCAACGGTGAAAATTGAAGCTGTGGACATCAAGAGCGCCATCACGAAGATGGGAATGCTCAAATACTTCCCGACCGATGAGGATGTGCGGGCTGAGATCGGCGCACTACTGGCGCGGATGTGTCCGCATCTTGAGGCCCTGCACTGGCTCACACGAGCGCTGATCGACGGCGTAGGAGAGTGGCCGGGTCCGGCGGAACTTCGGCGCATGCTGGCGAGCCGCTATCGGCTGGCGGACGGAGACGAAGGGGACGCTCCTGTGTTGGCGCCGGAAGACATCGACTGGAGCCGATTTCCGAGCCACGCCGATGAGCGCGCGCTTCCGCCGGCCGCGCCGAAGCTACTGGAGGCCGCCGCGGGTGAACTGGCGACAATTCCAGACCGTCCTGAGCATGAAATATTCAGCGAAGTGCTCCAGCACTTCTCGAAGCCGTGGCCCCGACCGGAGCCGAAACTGGAGGGGCAACTCCGCGCGCGGGACGAAGAGCTGGCACGGCAGATCGCGGAGAGCGGGCGGAAGCTGACCGAAGCACAGAAGGCGGCGCGCCTGGCGGAAGTAGAGAGCGCGCTCGGGAGGCAGGCGTGAGCGAAGCGGAGTTTTCGTCCGGGGATTGGGTCGAGTGGAAAGCCGCCCTCTGGAATCGAGCGACTGGTTCGCTGTACTCGGTTGGGCGTCGTGGAATCGTCGCGCGAGTGCTTGACGACGTGATGGCTGTAGCCCCGCTCCTGATCGAACTGTACTGCGGTTCCTTCGGATGGTCTGCGGGCTGGCTTGCCGCTGGCGGTCGCTCGGTGGGGTTTGATCTGGAGCATCACCCGTGGCATGGCCCCGTGCCCGCAAATGCCGACTTGGTGTTGCAGGATGTACTGACGCTCAGCGGGGTACAATTTCGTGATGCCAGCCTGATTCTGGCGAGTCCCCCATGCCAGGCGTACTCCTACATGGCGATGCCGTGGAAGCGCTCAAAACAGATCGCGCGGGAATATCGCAGCGGCCTGCGTTCCGTCGCGCAGCTCAACGCGTTGTTTGACGCCTGCTTTCGGATTCAACGTGAAGCCTCGCAAGCGGCGGGGTATCACATTCCGATGATCGTGGAGAATGTTCGCGGGGCTCAGCCGTGGGTTGGGCCGTGCAAAGCGAACTACGGGAGTTTCGCGCTTTGGGGCGACATCGGCATGGTGGGCAATCGGATTGTGGCGTTTCGGGATGGCCAGCCGAGCGGACGGACGCTGAGGGTTCCGAGAAAATCCGCTGGTGTGAAGGTCCCAGGCTTCAACTTCCACCAGCACGAGAACGGAGAGCCAGGCGGATCATTTCAAAGCGCGCAGGTTAAATCGGCGACGGCAAACATCCCGATGTGGCGTGATAGGCCGCCAGAGAATCAATGGAGCGGAACGCATGGGATGGCACTGGACGGAACGAAGATAGGCGGCGACTGGTTCAGCGGCCCGCAAAGCACATACCGAAAGCACGGCAAGGCGGCATCGGCGATGATCGCGAAAATACCGAGGCCGTTGAGCGATTTTGTAGCGCGGGCATTCTGGCCGGAGGGCGCAGCGGAGATGGAGAGCCACGGGAGTCAGGGGCGCATTTGACCTTCAGCGACGAAGAGAAGATCCGCATAATCGGCGGGATGCTCGCGTTGACGAGTTACCTCGGCGGAAAGCCGATGCACGCGATCTGGCTCAGCCAGTACGGCACCATCACGGTGCAGCAGAAGATACTCGGTCCAGTTCGACGCATCGGATGGAAGCAGGCGGCGCGCATCGTGGAAACCGGCCGGGTGAACTTCACGGAGATGGGCGGATCGGTCGGGCGGCCAATCGCGAGGATAGCCCCAGCGCGCGCATTAGCTCCCCCAGGACGGGCCGGAAGGCCCCCGGAGGATGTCCGGGTGCCTGGAAGCAGACGGAGGGCGTAGCGGGGCTCTTTGCCTCGAACCGTGGTAAAAGTAGACTCAGGTACACTATGGCAGCGAAAGGACAGCCCAAGACCGGCAGTAGAAGGCGCATCACGCTTCTAACGCTCCCTGTCGATTCGCTGCAGGCGCTCCGCCGCAATCCGCAGTATCTCAGCGAAAAGCAGATGGAGGGGCTCAAGCGTTCTATCGAGCGCGACGGCTTTCTGGCGCCCATCGTCGTTCGCAGACTGCGCAAGTCCGTGGGTCGGCAGATGTACGAGATTCTGTCAGGCAATCATCGCGTGATGGCGTGCCGGGAGTTGGGACACAGCGAGATCGATTGTGTGCTAATCCATCCGTGCAGCGATGCGATGGCCGCTCGCATCGCCATGAACATGAACACCGTACACGGCGATCCGAATGTCGAACTGATCGCGCCTTTTCTCTCTGCGCTGGATGATCAGACGCTCTCGGAGATCTACTTGCCAGATGAAATGGCCAAACAAATTCGGGAGTTCGACGCCGTGCTGCAACAGCGACTGTCGGAGCTACAGATTCCCGATGCGCTGGACAACGAGAGTCCCAAGGGAATACCAAACTGTGTGTGCTCCACATGCAAACGACGCCACGTTGCCCTGACTTCGTAGCCGAGCAGGGCCGGGCGAACGAGTATCGCCGGGCGAAGGCGATTCTCAACCACGGCAAGCATCCGACGTTCATCGGTCGCTCGCTCTATGCGACATGCGCGCGCAACGGGGGCGTCTGTTTCTTCCGTGTGGGATCGACGGACGCGGCCGTAGCTATGATCGGGATGCGCACGAACTGCCTGCTGGTGCTCTGTGTCGAGCCGCACTTCCGCCGCCTCGGTCTGGGCGCGGCCGCGCTTGCGTATCTGCAGTGCAGCTTCGCCCGCGTCGTCGAGAGTGCCGTGCCATGGTTTGAGCGCCAGGGCTTCATCTCTATCGGCGAGATGAAGCAGGGTAAGTCGTTGAAAACACAGGTTATGGTGTTAAGCAGTCTGCGCGAGTTGGCGGGGCGGGTAAGCAGACTCCTAACTCCTTGATTATAAAGGCGGTAAAGTCGTCAAAAAAACGATCCCAAATCGCACGGCAATCGAGTATACTGTAATTGATCTCAGCCAGAGATCAGGAGAAAACGAGCCATGCTTATCGAACGAATCGACAAACAAAGCAACAGCGGCGGGTTTATTGGCGCAAACCAGCACGCAACGGAGTCGTATGCGGGCGAGGTGAACGGCAAGTCCTTTGAAGTAACGATAGATTCTTGCGCGTCTCCATCGTGGGGCGGAAAGGATCTGGGCTCTCTCGACCAAGACGATTGCATTGAAATTCTCAACGCGATTTCTGCATTGAGTGACTTATGAGCCATTCCACCATCAGCACGGACTACTCGAAACCGCTTGAAGTCATGTGGCTTTGTGCGCAGTGCCACCGACTTGAGCATCGGTCTTCTGCTGAGTCCCTCGCTGCCTCCTCGGCAGTCTCCGGATAACGAGAAGCGTCCGGCTGGCAACCGGGGCCGGTACGTAACCCGGCAAAAAAGGTCTAAAATGGTCAACATCGCCTGTCTTTATCCCGAGCACTTTGCCCGCATCGTCGCGGGCCGCAAGCGCACCGAGTGGCGCAAGCGCAAGAGCGCCGATCCGCGACTGGAAGCTGTGCGCCCCGGCGAAGACCTGATGCTGTTGGAATGTCGCTCTATGCGCGCGCTGCGCACTCGTGTAATGTGCATTCGGCGATATCGAGACACGTCTGGCTGGATCTACGCGATTCAGTTCGAGCCGCCCGAGCTGACGCTATCGACGCTGCCGCACTTGCAAGGCTGGCAGCGCCGCGCAATAATCTGAGAAGTGGCAGCGCCGCGAAAAATCAACGCCGACGAGTTAGGTACACTCGCTTCTTTGCAATGCACTCAGGCGGAACTGGCTGCTTTTTTCTGTGTATCTACACAGGCTGTCGAGGCCGCGCTGCGCAAGCCGGAATTTCGCGCCGCCTACGACAACGGTCGGCACAACGGTCTCATCTCGCTGCGCCGGGCGCAATTTCAGAAGGCGCTCGAAGGCAATTCCACGATGCTGATATGGCTGGGCAAGCAGTTGCTCGGCCAGAAAGACAGCATGATTCTCGGGGGCACGGGGCCGGAAGGAGCCATCGACGTCAATGTCATCGAGTCCGCCCGGCAACAGCTCGCTGATAGAATCGCTCGCGAGGCTGCCGCACAAGCAGCGGGAAGCGGCGATAGCAAGCCTGACTGAAGCGCAGTGCGCCGCTCTGCTCTACCACTGGCCGTCCAACGCGCGTCCGAATCAACTTCCGCCTGGATATCCGGGAGCGGCGAGTAAGCGCAGCGATTGGATACACTGGGTTCCCCTCGCAGGGCGCGGGTGGGGCAAAACCCTTGTAGGCGGTCAGACCGTGCGGATATGGGCAGAAAACCCTAAAGCCAGAATCAACATCATTGGACCTACTGCATCATCTGTTCGCTCCGTTGTGATAAACGGACCAAGCGGACTGATGCAATGCTATCCGCCCGGAGCCAGGCCAATTTTTGAGCCTTCGCTTCACCGGATCACTTTCCCGAGTGGTGCTCAGGCGGAAACCTTTTCCGCCGATGAACCCGAGCGGCTCCGCGGGCCGCAGTGCACCAACTATTGGGCGGACGAGCCATGCGCCTGGCGATTTCTGGAAGACGCCTGGAATAATTTGATGTTCGGCTTCCGTCTTGGAAGCAAACCACAGGGAATCTGCACCACTACACCAAAACCATCCGCGTGGCTGTCTGCTATCAGAGCAGCGCCGGAAACGATCTGTACCAGGCATTCCACCTACGAAAATAGAGCGAATCTCTCCCCGGCGTTTTTTTCATCAGTGGTGCGTCCCTATGAGGGCACGCGCCTGGGAAGACAGGAACTTCTCGCCGAAATTCTTGAGGACACGCCCGGCGCGCTGTGGACGCTGGCGATGATCGAAGCCAGCCGTATTCGCTTCTCCGATATCCGCTGGGACCGGATCATCAGGACCGTTGTCGCGGTCGATCCGGCAGTATCCACCACCGACGAAAGCGACAATACCGGAATTGTTGTGGTGGCGCTAACCGACACAAACCACGTGCTCGTGCTTGACGATCAGACGTGTAAGCTCTCGCCAGCCATGTGGGGCGCCGTGGTGGTGACGGCGTATCGGCGACATCACGCGGACCGCGTGGTAGCCGAGGTCAACAACGGTGGTCAGCTCGTGGAGCGCAATATTCGCATTATCGAGCCGAACATCCCCTTTCGGGCGGTCCGCGCCAGCTCGGGCAAGTATGCGAGAGCAGAGCCGGTGGCTGCCCTCTACGAGCAGGGCCGCGTCCATCATGTCGGGAGTTTCCCGGATCTGGAATCGGAGATGGCCACTTATGTCCCTGGCGAGACAAAGAAGTCACCTGACCGCATGGACGCGCTGGTGTGGGGCATTACAGAGCTTGTGGTGGACCCCGAAGAGGCCAGCCAGACGGCGTTCTTCCCGCCGTTCCAGATCAGCCCAATCTAATACATTTGCATTGACAATCCGCCAAGCATATGCATAATTGAAACGGTGGCCGGAAGACGAAAGAAAACCCCCGAAGAGGTGAGCGCCAGCAGGCGCGCTGCGGCGATGGCCCGTTGGAACCACGAACCTGAGTGGTACCTGAAGGAGAAGGCACGCATGGCTCTGCGGGCCATTCTGCGCAAGTACCCGGATCTTCGTGACGAGGCGATAGAAGAAATGCAAGACAAGGCTGTTACCGAGTGATAGGAGACTGGCGTGGACACTTTGAAGATCACGAAAGCCGATCTTAACGAGCGAAACGAATACGCCGTAGCGGATTCCCTGGAATTCCGAGGAAGCGTAGAAGTAGAAGCCAATTTGGGCGTCGTCAGGATTCGCGGGCGTGCCATCGTAGTCGGCGCCTTGAGCGTCAACGCTGGCTCCTCGCTGGAGGTCGGCGGGTCGCTGAAGGTCGGCGGGTCGCTGAAGGTCGGGCTATCGATCACGGCGAAATGGATATCCTGTGAATTCCGGATATTCGCGGGATTGTGCGATTGGAAGATCCCCTCTCCTGAGGAGATGCGCATCAACGCCGAAGTACGCAAGGGCATTGTGTGCTTCGGCGAAGTGATGAAACCAGAAATTACGACAAAGAAGAAGGTGGCCGATGCCTGAGTGGGTTTGCGAGTGCGGCTGGTTCGGCGATTACCTGAAGGTGATTCGCCGATTCTGCGGACAGTACGAGGCCGTCTGCCCGACCTGTCGCGAAAGCGCGTGGCTGCACCGAGGATGGGGCAAGCCAACGCGGACCGAGGCAACCAGTGAGGACCTGGTAAATGCCTGAGCCTTCAGTGTGTTGCGTTTGCGTTTACGCGGATCGCCCACAGCTTGTGAGCCGAATGCTGGTCAGCTTCCGCTCGCAAACGTATGAGAACAAGTGGCTATTGATCTACGATAATGGCGTAGAGCGGTTCGACTTTGATCGCTTTCCACTCCAGTCGTGCGAGACTCTGATACGTCTCGGAGATGGGCACGTCAAGAGATCCATCGGGATGCTGAGGAATTTCGCCAACGCAGCGGCGATCAATTGCGACATCATCGCGCACTGGGACTCCGACGACTGGTCCCACCCGAACCGGCTGGCGGAGCAGGTGGCGCTGCTGCAATCTAACCGTTTGCTGCAATCCAATCGTCTTACCTTGGACGCGGTGGGTTATCGTGAGATGCTTTTCTGGAGAAAGCTGGTCGAAACTGAGGATCTTCCGTGGACATTTGCCAAGGACATTCTGACGGGCCAGGAGTTCACGGGCGAGGCCTGGCTCTACACCAACCCAAACCGCTCCTACATCATTGGCACGTCGCTCTGTTATTTCAGGAGTGTCTGGGAAAGGAGACCATTCGCAAATCGAAACATAGGGGAAGATCTTGAGTGGATCTCAGAGTTACGAACGTTCGGAGTGCCATCAAGTTCTCCGATCCCAGAGGGCCCGCTGAGCGGATCAAATCTTCATCCGCGCATGATCGCGGCGGTGCACGGCGGGAACATGACCGGCGAGGTCATCGTGCCGTCCTCAACAAACTGGATGAGAGTCCCGTGCTGGGATTCGTACTGTCGCGAGGCGATGAAGTGAGCGTAATGAAAGCACTTAGTGTTCGTGGATTGCGGGCTAAGTTAAAAACTTCCCGAGAAACCATCAACGAGAAGGATCGGGAGTTGTACCGGCTGGGTCAGGAAAACCAGCAGTTGCGCGAGCAAAACCAGCAGTTGCGCGAGCAATTGGAGATATCACAAGGCCGTCAGTCTGTGCTGTTTCGCGCTCTTAATCAAGCGCTCAGTGCGGTCGAAGAGTCTCCTTACTGTACTTCTCCTGTGTCGTACAGGAAGCCGGTGAAGTTGTGAGGTGTGATATCTGCGCGAATGAGCTACGGGAGCCATCCCCAGAGGCGCATTGTCACGAGCGCTCCTGCATGGGGAACTTGTGTCTCGGGTGTTTTGAGGCATCAACTGTCCTTGAATTATTTCTCGTAAGGGCGTCGAACAGGACCGTAATGGGAGACTGGACCAGTGGGTGGCTGAGGGAGATCATCGAAAATCCAAGGAAGTATCTGTGAGCGTCTGGATGCTGTGCCCGTCCGCGCGCCCAGTGGAAGAAGCCGAGACGTGCTTCGCCCGATGGAGAGCCCTCGGCTACAAGCTGGCCGTTTTTCGCGAGCTCGTACGCGGCCCCGTCACGGCGGACTTACTGGTGAAGACACTGCCGTACCCCGGCTATGCGCTGGCACAGAACACCCTTTGCGCTCTGGTACTTGCCGAAGATTCCACAGCGGAGTGGCTGGTGTGCGCTGCCGACGACGTTCATCCGGACCCGACTTACGAGCCGGAAGAGATCGCTCTCCAGTGCGTGCATCAGTTTCTGGGGGATACTTTCGGCGTTATGCAGCCCACCGGGGATCGCTGGGGCGAGTGCCCGGCCTCTGAATGCCATGACTTCATCCCGCGTCCGCCGGGCTCGCCGATGCCTGATCGCTGTACGCTCTGCGGGCGCACCGAGGATGACGCGTTCCATCAGGGCGGCGCCTACATCGACCGCGTCGCTGGCTCGCCGTGGATCGGGCGCGAGTTCGCCCGGCGAATGTACGGCGGAAAAGGACCGTACTGGCCCGGCTACACCCACATGGGGGTTGATGAGGAACTGCGCGCCGTGGCACTCTTGCATGGCGTGTACTGGCCACGCCGAGATCTGATGCATTTCCACGCGCACTGGGGGCGTCCGCGCGCCGGCGAGCGCATCGGAAGAGCGGATCGGATGCCAGAGTTTCTTCGGACCGCGAACAGCGGCGAAGAGTGGAACCGGTACAAGAGACTGTTTGCCGAGCGGAAAGCCGCCGGATTCCCCGGATCGGAGCCATTATGAGTCTCATCAGCCTTCCTTTCGACGAGTGGATGGAAAACGTGGCGCTGGCGGCGCTGTCGTCGAAAGAGACCGTCTACGCCAGCTATGACATCGCACGGCTGGCAATCGAGCGCGGCGTGCCGGGCGACTTCGTTGAGTGCGGAGTGTACGGCGGTGCGCAGTGCGCGGCCATGGCGCGAGCGATTATGGATTGTGCTTCTGCTTCTCGAGATGACGCGAGCGCGTTCAAGGGCGGTCCTCAATGGATAAAGCACTATGATCGAGGCGAGGGAGCACGCCGCGTCCATCTCTTCGACAGCTTCGCTGGTATCCCACCCGCAGGGCCGGAGGATCGTGAGTTCCTCGAAGCCGGGCATCCCGAGGGTCTGAGCCTGTGCACGCTCGAAGCCTGCAAGGAGCACATGGCGGCGTGGGGCATCCCTGATGAGTTGCTGGTATGGCATCCGGGTCCGTTCGGAAACACGATGAACATGCAGATGTTCGTCAGAAAGATAGACTCGTTGACGATGAAGGCATGCCCGGCCGAAATTGCCGTGCTTCGTCTGGACGCCGATCTCTACGACTCCACCCGCGTCTCCCTGGAGAACCTCTACCCGCTGGTGTCGCCCGGCGGCTGGGTGATCTGCGACGACTTTGACCTGAGCGGCGCGCGCAAGGCCGTAATGGAGCACGTCGGCCGGAACTTCGGACCGCTGGCCGTAATGGAGCACGTCGGCCGGAACTTCGGACCGCTGTACTGGCGCAAGGGACAATGAGTTACAACCCCGAGTTCGCCAGCAACGGCCAGGAGCGCGGCTTCAATGACGCTGTGATCGTCTCCTGTGGCATCGGAACCGAATACCAGGAGGCCCTGCATTCCACACGATTGCACTGCGAGAAGAATGTGCCCGAGGCCTGGCGGCTCTTCTACCGCGATTACCCGCTGGGCTGCCCGTCTCAGGAAGAAGCGCAGTACGCCTTCAAGATCTTCGCCCTTCGCCGGGCGATGGGCGCCGGCTTCCGCACGCTGCTGTGGATGGACTCCTGCTTTCAGCCGCTGCGCTCGATCCAGCCGCTCTGGGAAGAAATCCGCGAGAAGGGCTGGTACGTCCCTCAGCAGGGAGACGCCATGCTCTCGGAGTGGTGCAGCGACGAATTCCTGGAGCGTACCAGTACGAAACGCTCAGACGTGGAACAGGTCCACCTTGTATACTCGGGCATCGTGGGGCTGGACATGTACCACCCGGTGGCAAAGCGTATCTGGCAGATGTGGGAGTCGATGTACGGGGCCGGTTTATTCAACGGCTGCCATCTCAACAAGCCGGGCGAGCCACGTGAACCGTGGGGCTTGAAGTGGCAGGGGCACGTCTCCGACGATCCAGGCGTCCGCGGGCATCGGCATGACGAATCGGCACTGTCGCTGGTGCTGCATCTGCTCGGGCTGACGCCGCAGCTTCCGACGTTCCTGACCCTCGGTGGGCCGGGAGGATCCATCGGGCATCACGTGAAGCTTGTGTGTCCGTAAAAATGCCAACCCCGGCGAGAAGGAAGGCAGCATGAGGGACTATTCTCAGTTTCACGAGCAGATAGCGATATTGAACGCACTCAATCCGTCACCGGAAACTCCAGGGCGTTTTTTGGATATAGGAGCTTTTGACCCGATCACCTTCTCTAACACGCGCGCCCTAGTAGAACTTGGCTGGTCGGGCGTTATGATCGAGCCGGCGCCGGGGCCGATGATTGAACTCCTGCGTTGCTGTACGAAGTGTGGCACTGGCGTGGATGAGCGCGAGCACGAGACCTATGGAAATCGCAAAGGCCAAACGTGTGGCAAGTGTGGTGGCCTGCGCTACGGCTTTGACCCGCGTTTTGAACTCATCCAGACGGCCGTGGGGATAGCGCCGGCCTTTGTCGAGATCATGGTCACCGACGACGCGCTGTCGAGCAGCGACCCTAAGCACCTGAAGAAGTGGGGCGAAGTGGGCGGCTTCTACGGGCGCGTTTTCGTCCCGGTGATCACCGTCGAAGAAATCAAGAGCCGCTGGACAGGGTTCTCTTTCGTAAACATTGACGCCGAGGGCATCTCTGCCGATCTGCTGAAGGAATTCTTTCGGCTCGGCATGTTCCCGCCGGTGCTGTGCTGCGAGCATGACGGTCGCACTACCGAGCTTCTGGAGGCGGCGACACGCCACGGCTACCGCGCCGTGCTCGTGAACCATACTAACGTCGTCATTGCGAGGCCCTGAGATGCCCGCATCTGGGGGGATTGCAATCCCCAATCTTTCAGCGCATCCTGAAACTGGCCCCACGGCCTACGCACTCCTGGACTGCTACCCGGAGGGACAGCGCCGAGACGTGGGGGCCAAACAAGAAGACGCGAGATGAAAACTCTCAGGGCGAAAAGGAGAAAGTAATGACGAGAGTTGTGATCTCAGTTGCAACTACCACGTACTATCAGCGCGGTCAGGACAGGCTGGGTGCGGCGCTGAAGGAACTCGGAGAGACCGGCCGATTCTGGCGTTTCATCCCGCCGGACTGGCCCCAGCACAAGAAGGTGCCTTATGCGTTCAAGGCTTACGCGTTGAAGGAAGCCTCGGAGCACGCCGATCTGCTGCTGTGGTGCGATGCCTGCATGATCCCGGTGCGCCCGCTGGGACCGCTGTGGGAGCGCATCGAACGTGACGGGTATTGGATGGGAAAGGACGGGTGGAACAATTACGAGTGGACGGCGGACAGCGGGTACCCGGATCTCTTTCCCGAATTTCAGCGCTCGTCCAACTATGACGGGGATTCTGCGCGGGCGCAGAATCGCGCTATCCCCCACGTCTGCGCTACGGCGTTCGGGCTGAATCTAAAGCACGCGAAGGGCAAAGCCTTTTTAGAGGAGTACTACCGCCTGGCCAGCCAGACGAAGGCATTCTGCGGACCGTGGCGCAACGCGAATCACCCCAATCATGCGGCAGTCGTGGGAGACTGGGGCGGCCGGATGCTGCCCTGTGGTCCGCCGGACGTGCGCGGACATCGCCACGATCAGACTGCGGCCTCCGTGATCGCCTGGCGACTCGGCTTCGAGTTGACGGAGCCACCGAACGTAATGACGTGGGGAGATCCAGAGGAGGCGGTAGAAGAGGAAACGTTTCTGATCGCTCACGGAGATTATGCATGATCGACCAGAAGTTCATGACGCATTTGCCTTCCCTGTTCAGCGCGCTACTGGCGACGGATGGCCCAGTGCTGGAGATCGGCGCCGGCTACGGCAGCACGCCGATGCTGCGGGCCTTCTGCAGGACGGCGCAGCGCGAGTTCTACAGCCTCGAAGCGGACCCAGCATGGGCTGATCGCGTGGGCGCTCTGCGAGACGACGGCTATCGGCTCCTTGCCGCCTTCGCAACACGTGGCCCGTGGTCCGTCGTCTTCGTCGATAATGCGCCGGCTCTGCGGCGCGGTCCCGATGCGAAACTCTTCCGCGACTCGGCGGAGTTCATCGTGATTCACGACTGGGAATCGCTTGAAGTCGCTTTCGACGTATCGGATTGGACGTACAGCAAGCTGGACACGCGAGACCCGCAGACCATGACGATTTCGATGACAAGGGAAATCGCATGAACCTTGTGGCCTGTATGCTCGCGCGCAACGAAGAGCACGAATTGGGGCTCACTCTTCGGGCCGCGCTGAAGTGGTGTGATCTTGCCGTAGTGCTCAATCACGCCAGCACGGACCATACGGCGGACATCATTGCCGAAGTGCATCGCGAAACCGGTCGTGTGATCTGTCTGTCGGACAGCCACACGGAATGGCGAGAGATGCCCATGCGCCAGCGGATGCTCGAATGCGCCCGCGACAACGCGGCCACACATATCGCCCTTGTGGATTCCGATGAAATCCTGACCGGCAATCTTCTGCCGCGAGTCCGCGAACTGATATCAGTGTGTCCCAGAGGCAGCACCCTGCAACTGCAACTCCCCGGCTACAACCTCCGTCATGGAATTCACCAGTACCACTCAAACGGGATCTGGGGAAATCGATGGTTCAGCACGGCGTTCCCGGACATGCCGAGCCTCGGCTGGTCAGGGGATCGCTTTCACTCGCGCGAGCCAGGCCCGCAGTATCTTCATCCGTTCAGGCCAGTCGCACAGGGCGGCGGCGGCGTGATGCACCTGTGGGGGGCGAACGAGCGGCGACTGATCGCCAAGCACCGCAAGTTCCGCATTGAGGAAGCGACACGCTGGCCCGAGAAGCCCCACGCTGAGATTGAGACCATGTACAGTTGGGCCACTGATGGGACCGGACCAGCGGACTGCCCGGAGACGTGGACTTTCAACGCCGTGCCGGAGTCGTGGTGGGCGCCATACTTGCCGTGGATGGAGCATCTGCATCTGGACGCGGTACCATGGCAGGAGGAAGACTGCGAGCGCCTAATTGCCGGGCACGGCCGCGAGTACTTCAAGGGATTGCGAGTTTGACGATCTTGGCCGGGTGATTGCATGGCGGTTCGGTTACACTGTCGCTGGACGCAACGAGGCGCGAACGCGTTCGGTGATATGCGCATGGGAACATCCGGCCAACTGAATTCAGGTGTAGACTATCCGCATGAGACGCAAACTCCGCGGGTTGCTCGCGCGCTGGTGGCGCGCCCTCGCCCCCCGTCCCCTGCCTGAGGTCCTCAATGCTCAGCTCCGCATCGAAGCATTGGAGGCAACCCTTGTCGCCGCTAAGGAAGCAGAACTCCAGCAAATCCAACAACGGCGCGATCCACTGCTCGATCAGCTCGCGGAATTCGCCGAGGCTCAACAGATGCGCGGGGTGGGTCCGTGGAGGCCCTCCGGCCGCACGACGCAGGCCGTTATGGAGAGTGCTGCCATTGCGCTACACGAAGCCGCTGTCGATCTGCGGGAGACCAACCCCATTGTCAACCAAGGGTCCTACGGAGATATCCAGCTTGCGCTCGCGAATGTCGAGTGGCGCCGAGAGGTCAACCTGTCCTGGCTGGAATTCTCGCGCTGGGGTATTCAGCAGATCATCCTCATCTGTCGGCTGCACTACATCAAAAATCCGATTATCCGCCGCCTGATCGACGTGGCCAGCGTGTACGTGTTCGGCCGCGGCGTGGAGGTGTCGAGTCCGGACGAAGACGCTCAGGAGACGCTGAAGGAGTTCTTCACCGATAACGTAGCCACGCTCGGACAAGTGGCTCTGACTAACCTAGAACGGCGCAAGTGGTACGATGGCAACCTGTTCTGGTGTTTTTTCCAGGATAAGCTGGCGAGCGGGAAAACGGCTGTCCGCCTAATCGATGCGACGGAGATTCAGGAGATCGTCTGCAACCCGGACGATGCGGATGAGCCGTGGTACTACAGGCGCGAATGGACAGCCAAGGTCTTTGACGCGGTACATGAGCGAGTCAGCGTAGAAAGCCACACAGCCTGGTATCCGGCGCGTGGCTACGATCCCTCAGCGAAGCCAAAGAAGTTCGGCGAGCACGACGTTTTTTGGAACTCTCCTGTGTATCACCGGAAAGACGGCGCGGTGGCGAACTGGCACTTTGGCTGCCCGCGAATCTATCCGGCAATCGATTGGGCGAAAGCCTCCAAGCTTTACCTGGAGGCCTGCCAGACAATCGAAATGGCCCTAAGCCAGTTCGCCCTGACATTGACGACCAAAGGCGGCCAGCAGGCACTCGAAGGGGCCAAACAGCAGCTCCAGACGACGGTGGGCCCGACCTCGGCGCTGTGGGACCAGAATCCGCCAGCAGTGAAGGGCGCGACGTTCGCCAGCGGCCCCGGAACGAAGCTGGAACCGTTCACGCGCGGGACTGGCGCGGACCCGGAGAAGGTCCGACGTTACCTGCTGATGTGCTGCATGGTGGTGGGCGTGCCGGAGACGTTTCTGGCCGACGTGTCAACCGGTAACCTGGCCACGGCGACGACACTGGACCGGCCGACGGAGTTGGCGTTTCTTGAACGTCAGGAAGCCTGGCGCGAGGATCTGGTGGTGATCTGCATTGAGGTGCTGAGGACATCTCTGGCGGCGCCGAAGGGCAAGCTCCGCGAGGCGATAGAGCGCAGGCAGGCTCACGCCGAAAAGATCGCAGTGCAGGAGTCGCGGCGTGTGCGTCGGCCTGACGGGCGCATGGTCTATGAAAAGGCTGAGCCGAAAGCGAACGAAATCGAGGTCCGCGTGGAATTCCCGGCTGTCCGCGAAGGCGACATTCCGCAATTGGTGACGGCCACGGTTTCCTCTATGACTCTCAACAACAAGGGCGGCCAAATCACCGGCATCGACGAAAAGGAAGGTGTGCGCAAACTCGGAACGCTGATCGGAATCGAGAACGTCGATGAGATGGTCGAGGAGATGTACCCGGAGAGCGAGTACGACCCGGATCGCACGAAGGAGCCGCAGGCCGCGCCGATTGGGCCGGCCACTCCGACACCCGGCGGACAGCCGCAACCGGCACCCAACGCTATCCCGCAGCCTCAGCCCGCACCGGGAACGAAACAACCGTCTCCGGCTGCGAAAGAGGCGCGCGCGCGGGTGAATGCGGCGCTGGAGAAGCTGGTAAGCGTGGTGGAGAGCTTTAATGGTGCTGGAAACGGTTGATTCTTCGAGCGTTTACGCCATCGGCTATGACGCGGCGCGCCAGCGCATCATCGTGGTATTCAAGGCCTACGAGTACCCGGCGACGGCGGAACAGTTTGCCGCGCTGAAGTCCGCGCCGAGTATCGGGCACGCGGTGGCTGCGCTGGCAAAAGGTGATTTGCAGGACGGACTGATAAAATCAGACGATTCCGCAAAACGGCTCGAAACCTTCGAGCCCGACGAATGTTGCCCCATCGGTGAGGCCATCTCGAAGGGCATCGTGGGCGACACGTGGGTCTGTCCAAAGTGCGGAGAGACGTGGCGTGCGCGCCAGGTGGAGTCGGTGAGACACTGGAGCCCGGTCCCGATGCTCACGGTGATCTGATGTCGAATTCCACACTGATCCTGCTGGTTTTTGCTGTCGTGTACGTGGGCTTGGACTTATGGAAGAAAGCGAGACACTGGCAGGAGAAGAATAGGAAACATGGCAGACCTGGTTGAAGCAATCGACGGCCTGACAGAGGCCCTTCGCGAGTCGCTCAAGCACCCAAAGCACGCCACCACTCTCGCGCCGATCCACGCCGATTTGACGAAGCTGTTGGTTGGGCGCTTCAAAAAGCAGAAACGGGCGCTGCTGAAGGAATCGCGGACGTGGCTCAAATGGCTGAGCGAGAAGTACTCGGAAGCGGCTGGCGACTTGAAAGCCTCCATCAAGCACGCCGTTACCGTAAACCTCGAGGCCGGAGCAACACTCACGTCCGATCCCTCGAGGTCCGACGTAGAAGAGTGGGCCGATGGCATCGCCGCAGCGGCGGAGGGGGCCGGGCGCGTGATCTCCGCCGATCTGGGGATTGAGACGGCTCTGGAGAAGTCTAAGGCCTACGCCACCAGCTACTTGCGTGACAAGGGATTTCAGAAGCTCGCGGCGGACATCGACGACACGACGCGCGAGCGCATCGCCGATGCGGTGGCAGACGTGTACGCTGGCGGTGGAAGCTACGCGGACGCGGTGAAGGCCATCGAAGACAGTTTCGACGCGATGACAGAGACCCGGGCGAACACCATCGCGACAACGGAGCTGGCGGACGTGTACAACTCGGCGATGCTGGACTCGGCGAAAGAAGCCGGGGACATGCAGAAGACGTGGAACGCCGAGGGGCCGGACCCGTGCGAGGAGTGCATTGCCAATGAGGATCAGGGACCGCTGGATCTTGATGAGGACTTTCAGAGCGGCGACGACGCGCCGCCAGCTCACCCGAACGCTGTGTTAGCGGGATCTTCGTTTCGTTCCTATGGGCGACTGTTGCGGATGGTGGCCGCTGAATATGATGGACCTGCCATTACGCTGAATACCGGGAAGTATCGTACTACCATCGGGCCGAATCATCCGATGCTCACCACGCATGGCCTGAAGGCTGCGAAACTCCTCAAGATAGGCGACGATCTGGTTTGTGACCTTCGTCCAATCAGGTCGCCGCGGGCCGGTAGTGAATCTGATTTCGATCAGATTGTGCTCGTTGAGGATTGCTTCAGAGCGCTCCGTTCTTCCTTTGGCCTGTCGGGGATTGCCGCCTCCAGACACGACTTCCACAGCGACGCCGTGAGCGACCAACACGAAATCGAGGTTGTATTTTCCAAAGGGAAATTGCTGTCTGAATTCGATCCCTGCGGCCTTCAGAGATGTGGCGAACTCGATTTCTCGCTGCCCGATATGGAGGCCTTTTACGAAACGCGTGTTGGCCCGCATACAGAGAATGCCGAACGAATCCTTCTGGCCGCGTCTAGCGGCATGCGCCGGCTCAACGTTGATCCTGCGACCTTTGGGCATTATGTTCTCGCTACAATTAAGGATATCAGGATTGAACACTTCAAGGGAAGAGCTTTCGACGCGAGCACTTCAGTTGGTCTGTATTGTTCTGACGGCTTTGTGGTTGCAAACTGCTTGTGCAGCGTGGGTTTCGTGAAATCCGAGAAAGAGGAGTAGAATCGAGTCATGGACAACACCATTCAGAAAGTCAACGTAACGGTGAACAAGGTTCCCGTTGTGGTCCCCGCGGGAGTGCAGAGCTTCGCCAGTTTCGTGGCAGCGGCCAAACTCCCGAAGAACACGAAGTCGCTGACAGTTCGCCCTCGGCTGACGACCGTTGGGCCAAACGGCTCGATCAATCCGGTTGAGGGAGACAATATCACAACCGATGAGCTGGACATACCTGCAGCACAGCGGTGAACTGGCGGACCCGGATGGAGCGGTCATCGGTACCGGCTACAGCGGATTCGGCAGCGACAAAAACCGTCCCGAGGATCAGGCCGTAGCAGGCTGCGGACCCATACCACAGGGTGAGTACACGATCTCGGTCGCTCAGAACAGCGTGCATCTGGGACCGACTGTCATGGCACTGATTCCTGAGCCGTCCAATGAGATGTTCGGACGAGGCGGCTTCTTTATTCACGGTGACTCAATCCAGCATCCGGGGCAGGCGTCTCACGGATGCGTCATTCTGCCGCGTGGTGTGCGCCAGCTTTTGGCGTCGAGCCCGGACAAGCAGCTTCTGGTGAAGCCGTGAGCCGCATTTCAGCTACGGCTACCATCGTAGTTGGCGACGTTCCCGGCCTGCTGGCGAAGGTCGGCACGGGGCTGTTCACCGGGGTGGGAGATGCCGCCGCCATTGTCGAGACCGCCGCAAAGCAGAATTGCCCAGTGGACACTGGCGCGCTGCGGGAATCGATCGACACCCAAATGTACCGTGGCGTCCAGAACGCACAGCAGGGCGGCTCTCTGGCGTCAAGCCTGTTCAGTGTTACGGCGGAGGTCGCGCCTCACGAAGATTATGCGGCCTATGTAGAGTTCGGGACTGGCCGGCGCGGCGCTGCCTCTGCGGGCGCCGGGCCATTTGAATACCGCCAGGACTGGCCGGGCATGACGGCGCAGCCTTTTCTCCGTCCAGCGGCAGACGACAACCAGGAAGCCGCAGTGGATGCGATCAGGAGCGCCGTTCAGGACGCTCTCTCTTGATTCCGGGTGTATAATTCGGCAATGACTACCTTTCAAGTCGTGTTTCTCGTGGTTGCGGCGGTCCTGTTCGCTGGCGGTGCATGGAGCCGCTGGTGGGCCACCCCGCAGCCGTACTATCCCAGTCTGGTGTGCGCTGGGCTGTTCTTCTGGGTGCTCTCGGTTCTCTGGCCGATGGTGGGCAAATGACACCAGGGAGCGTTGCGGACATCACGCCGAACGGAGTGGCGACTCCGCTCGGGACGGCCGGTCAGAAGGCCACCGCGATCATGCTTACCGCCGTAGGGAACACGTGCCGATGGGGTGATGCAAACGTGGGAGCCACGCGCGGCCAGAAACTGCCGACTGGCGTTCCAGTCACCATTCATCGGGCGAGTTTCGCTCAGGGCGAGTGGCCGCTCGACAAGGTGTACGTCTACGCCACGGGAGCGGATTACGTCACTGTGAGTTTCGGGGCCTAATCGCCCACCGTTGGGCCCGGCGCGGCGAGAATGAGCCTCGCCGCCTCTGTGCCCGTGAACTTCCCTGAGCCCTGAGCGTCGAACTCTCGCGCCAGCACATCGCGCATGGCCTCCCGGCCCGCGAC